CTTATGGCGGTCGAAATTGCTGGACAACCCCTCTGCTGTTAATGGTTGTCCGTCCTGTTTGGTAACTATCGTAAGCCCTAGCTTCGGCCCCAGCTCCAGAATGCGGGTCAGTTCCTCATGCTCCCACAAATCGTGGGGTGCATCATCCTTAGAGCGATGCCATTGAATAATCCCGTCTGAACGGTCAGACCATCGCAGCTTCACGATATCGGCCTCCCTCATCAGGGTGTAGTAGCCGATGGCGACAGCCTTAAAAAGATTATAGCGTATTTCGGTATACCTATTGGCTGGGCCAAGCACAGCTTCCTCGAGACTGGTGAAGAAGTTTTTCAACTCTTCTCGGTCCCAAGGACGATTTTTCGGCGGCTCCTTATTCAGCGTCGCTGGGCGGCTTGGTGGAAGAATTGAAGCGGCGGGATTGGTGGTGAGGTCAAGCTCACTCATACCCCATTTGTACAAAGTATTAAGGCGGCTCAGTACCTTTTGAGCAAAGCGCCAGCTGTGCTGTCTCTGGGCACTGTCCCGGATCTTGCGGATGTGACTTGTCTTAATGACCGCTAGAGGCAGCAGATCAAGGTAGGACAGAAAGTTGTACACAAATTCATAGTCTGCTTTGGTGCTGGGCTTCAGCAACTTATATTTATCGGAACACTTGAATTGCCAAATTAGCCAGCCAAACGTACCAGGCAGTTTTCGCCGGGGGTCAATGGGTTTCTCAAGGGCATCGAGGTCTTGAACTTCTGTCAAAAATTCCGGTGTTCCGAATTCAGATGTAATCCTCGCCCCGGTTTTCCTGTGGTAGTAGTAGATGCGGCCGTATTGATTACGGACCTTTTTAATCCCCTTGATTCTGATCGATGGCATAGTGTTTCTCGATGATATCGTCAGCCAAAGTCCGGGATTCTGGAGTATCGATGGCCTCGTTGGCAAGCCACACGGATAGATGGTGCACATCATAGAGCACCCGCTTGCCGATCTTGCGGCGGCAGTAATCCGGAACATGCGTGGCCACAGTCGAGGGAGAGATCGACAGGATTTCGGCGGTTTTGTACGTGTCGATTTCAACCCTGCCCTCGGTTGCGGAGAGGAAGAGATCAAGTCTCGTCATGCGAGGGAACTCCGTAACCTGTTGGAGAGCTTGAGGCATTTACGACACATGCGATTGAAGCGCGTCTCGCTCCAGAAATGCTGATGGCCACAGTATTCCCCCAGGCATTTCACGCGGACTTTCCCGACCCGGCTGGTCCGTCCAACGCCCTCGAACAGGTGTGGTGTCTGTCTGTTATGCTGCTGATCCATAGCACTCGATCTCCATTTTGAGTTCGTCCAGTCGGGCCTGCCAGTTCGGTCGATCTGTCCAGTCGAAATCGTTGAGCACATCGAAGAGCAGCTGCTGCTCCGCCGCCGGTAGGACGTTACGCCTCCAGGTCACTGATGCAGACCAATAGAGGACTGCGCGTTTCTCAAGGCTGTCATCATCACAAGACATTCACCGTTCTCCGCTTACCACTGTTCACTACGCTTACGCCGTATCCTTCCGTCCGATAGGCATCCGGCGGGACTAGATTCTTGAGCGACTTCTTGGATGATTCAAAGGTGGATGCTGCAGACTTATTCTCAACGAAGTCTGCTGCCGCCGATGCCCATTCGTTTGAAAGTGGATGGCTGGAATCGATGATCTCGACCTTACCGCGATCAATTTCGATCTCCGGGATGGACATCGACGGGCCGTTTAATTTCGGCGGGATTCTGCTCGTCACGCAGTCCCAGAAGGCATCGATTCTGTCGAGGAGATCCGCAATGAACTGATCGTCACGTCGAATAATCGTGTAGCTGTGCCTGTAAGTGTCAAAGAATACAGACAGGTAGGCTCGATCCAGTTCGGTGACGTAGAGGTAATGCTGGATTTGCGGCAGGTAGAGAGTCGCAACCTCCTCAATGGTTTTCTTTTGCTCTGTCTTGCGGCTGTAGCCCCCGGTGTGCTTCGCCTCGAACACGGCTTTGCCGTCAGCCTCGATGACAAATCCATCGCATTGGGCGACACAATAGTCCCTCTCCTTGGAGCACAGGACTCCTGGCGCCTCCTCTACAGGAAGGCCGATGTTTTCGTAGAACCACTCACGATTACCTTGCTCTGTCCAGAGGCCCATCCGTGCTGGCAGATTGTTCGACAGGTCTATCGGCTTTGCTGCACCTGTCAGCTCTCGCCAGAGAGTAACAAGGTTGGATTCATAGAGTTGCCCGTGGGCGATGATGTTCGCCGCGGTGCCGCCGATTTTGTTATGCTGCACATGCAAGAGCAGTCTCCTTAATTTTTAGAGCGGTCTCCTCGTCCTTGTCGTATTTGGCCTTACAGGCCGTATCGGCTTTCCATGCTAAAAATCCGTAGATCAAAAGCATGTCCACGAACTCTGTCTCGTCCTGACCTTGACAGGCAGCAAACTCCGTAATGTCGGGAAGCAGCTGATCCGGAACGGTCACCAGGAATTGATGCGTTGCATTTTTGAAGTCAATGTCTTTTAGATCCATATTTTTGTGCTCCTCTAATGGCTGGTTTGATCTGCTGCCAGACCTCTCCGTACTCGCCGTCTTTGGGAGCGGAGAAGTGATGATCGATAAACTTTTGGATGTTCTCCGGACCCATACGCATGACACTGAGAGCGGCGACGACACTGACCATGGTGTCGTGGAACCGCCCTGGACCTGCGTCCTGCAGCTGTTTGGCAAGGACCTTGTATCGTGACTGCCCTCGATGACCCCTTCGTTGATCAGAAAGGTCACTTGGTCCTGAGAAGGACATAGAGCTTGATACAGGGGATTTGCCATTCTGATGACCCGTAGTACCAAATTCTTCCTTGATGGCCCGCAGAAACGCTCCTAGAGCCTCGAGTGTGATAGTCGGGAGGGCCGTCGCCTCATAGTTGAGTGGCGATTCGTCTAGCCATTCATAGGGTCTGCGAGTTTGGCTATGCAAACCGAAAGCGACGAACTGACGTCCCGCCCCCAGGACGTCGAGCAACCCCCCCTTAACTGATTTAACTGGTTCGGCAGATTGGTAGACACGTAACGAACGTGGTCTGCGTCCAACACGGACGAGTGGTGATGCGCCGATATATTGATCGGCCATCTGCTCGATACGTGCTGCGTCCTCATGGTCATCGGCATCGATGTCGAGTGCCCAGATCCGTGAGGCGGCACCGCATGTCAGGCCCGTGGAGTAATCGGGGTATCGCATCGACCAATAGGCGATCTCATGCGAAAAAGGGATACGCTCACAGTATTGCGACCATGAGCGGATCGCTGGTTTTTTCGCACCGGGGACCACCGGGATGGAGGAATAGCCAAGCTCACGCAGCTCGGGCGCAAGGGTGCTGAACTTCACTGCATTTTTCCTTTAAGACTTCGAGACAGTCGACTACGTAGACTTCGCCGTGGTAGTCGCAGTAGTCCTGAATGTGGCTGATGAATTCCTGTGCCCAGAGCGGTGTGGGCTCCCTGTCATAGAGACCGATTCCGAATGTTTTTTTAGAGACATACGCGAATGTCTGGTCAAAGACATCGGTCAGAAACTTGGCGATTGGACAGTGTTCGGGATCTTCACCACGCCCAGCGATATCGTAGTAGGGTTTACTTTCCAGCCATTGCTGGAAGGCATTTTTGTTCAGTTCGAAAAGCTGTTCCATAGTGCTATTCCCAGGGAATTTCTTCGCCATTGGATGTTGGTGCGGCAGATGGCCGGTCCTGTTTGGAACCGATGAGATCCAGCTCATTGACAATCAGCTGAACGGAGGCCCGGGCTGTGCCGTCGTCGGCGGTCCATTCATTCAGATCAATGGGTCCTGCGACACAGACTGACTGACCTCTCTTCAAATATTGTGGGAGTGCGCCTTCGGCACGTTTGCCAAACAGTGTGCAGGCGACCCACATGGTCTTGTCCTCGCCCTTCACATGGTTGTTCACGGCTACGGAGAAACTCGCCATGGTCAGGTTGTTCGATCCGACACCTGTTTTGACGATGGCATCACCACCAAGGTTTCCTGTGAATGTGCAGTTGTTCATAGACATGATATTTGCCTCCTATGCGGCTGTTTTGAGTTCTTCTTTACGTTGGTCGAGGACTTGTTTGACGGCTGCTTTCATCTCTTCAGGAAGTCCCTCCTTCAGCGGAGCGATGCTTTCGACAACCACCAGCCTGTCTGCTTCATCACGGCATGCGGCCAGGTCGGAACTGACTTTGTTGAACCACGCGTTCCAATCTTTTTCGATTGGCTCCTTAACGGGTCCGGGATCTGTCTTCACCTCGACAGGCTTACCTGTTTTCTCTGCCTTGGTTTGCTCTGCACTTTGAGGTTTATCCAGGTCGGGAGGCAGGTCTTCTCCGGCGTAGATGTAGTGGCCGAGCCCGTGCATGGCTAAGGCTTTGGTCAAACAACGCTGAAGGGAAGTGTTGACAGTAAACGAGTCAGGATTCTTGACTGATTTATTGAAGTGATCTGTGACTGCATACACCTCGGTCTTATCAAGGTCAGCGATTGTTACTGTGACCATGACATAAGCGTATCCAGCATCATCCTGCATGTAGGGCAGGGTTCGTCCAGATGTCTCGAAAATGTGCTTTTTGTAGGTCGCGTCAGGGTACAGGTTCTTGACGTATTCCCACGCCCATGCCCATGAGACATACCTGAACTTGCCTTTTTTCCCGATGTGCTTCGGGGCGATTTCAATAGAGCTTAATGTTTGCCACGGGGATTTCTCTATCTGTGTCTCGGATGCCACAGTTTTCTCCTTTTTTTGGAATGAACACAATATGTAGTAGTCATGGGCTATGCAACCCACTAGATTTAGTGGGTAATCAGCGGAGAGCAAATGAAGGTTCTGGCGGTCGATCCGGCGACACGGACAGGTTTCGCCGTCGATACCGAGAGTGGTGTATCGGTCGGTACGCTGGATTTACGGGCGCCTCGAGCCTCTTCGGTGGGTGAAGCGTTCCGGTTTTTTTCTCGCTGGTTACGCGAGTTGATCGATCAGCACGACATCGAGGTGCTGGTCTTTGAGCGTGCTTACGGATTCCGAAAAGGGTCTGAGTTTCTGGCTGGACTAGCCGCTGTGTGCCATCAGCAGGATGACAAGGTTGCGGTAGTGGAAGCGAATGTTTCAGCCCTGAAGAAGTGGGCCACCGGGAAGGGTAACGCCGACAAGGCGATGATGATTGGGGCAGCGAGGGACTATGGATATGACACAGATGACGACAACGAGGCCGACGCCTACCTCCTACTCCGATACTTCGAAAGGAACGGAGAGAAAGTACCTGCCGACCCGGTATGTGGTCTCGGTTCTCCCAACGTCTGCCGTCCTTGATCCAGAACTGACTGATGGTGCGATACGTGTCCTTGCTGCGCTGTCTGCCCACGGCAGCTGGGACTTTTTGTGGGATCACAGTGCCAAGGGACTGCAGGATGAAACTGCCATCTCTGTCCGCATGATTAACCGGTATCGACAGGAGCTTCTTGAGCGAGGCTACATCGATGAGGATGGTCGCCTGATTGCGCTGGCTGATGCCAGCTGGGTCGGGTATTCGCATCCGAATAAAGGTGCCCATCTCGCTGCGAAGCCGAAAGAAATCAAGCCAAAGATCGGTGTGACCGAGGTTGATTATTCCCGGTTTGAAGAATTCTGGACGATCTATCCCCGCAAGGAAGGCAAGGGTGCTGCTCGTAAGGCGTGGTTGAAAGCTATCGGCATCATCAAGCGTACTCAGGATGATCCTGAGAGGTATCTGAAGGAGATGACGCAGCGGTATCGCGCTCATGTCGATGCTCGATCCTCCCGTGATAGAAAATTTATTCCCCATGCAGCCACCTGGCTGAATCAGGAGCGCTGGACAGATGATTTCCTGCTGCGGCAGGAAGATGATGTCAGTGGTGCATTAGCTCCACAGACGCTCTAGCGTCATGCGTGAAGTGGTTCTCAACAGCCGCAAGGCGGCTATTGCTAGAGTTGTCTCTGGTCTGGATCACCGAGGAGACAGCATCAGCACCGGCATGTCCAAGTTGGATAAAGCGATGGGTGGCGGTCTCTATCCTTCGAAGGCCTATGGATTGCAGGCACGAAAGAAAATCGGCAAGACCATTCTTATGGGGTCGATCAGCTACAATCTGAACGAAGCTGGTGTGCCTCACCTGTGGCTGGCCTGTGAGATGTCTGACTTTGAGCTTGAGCAACGGCACCTGGGCCGTGCGCTGAAACGAAACTCATTAGATTTCCTGTCGGATAACGAAGACAACCTCTCCGATGAGGTGCTCATGTATCAGGTGACTGCGCCCGACAATATCTACTATGCCAACGTGCCTGGACTATCGATTCCCGAGTTCACAGAAGCCGTAGAACGGGCAGTAAAGGACCACGGGATACGTGGGTTCTTCCTGGACTACTTACAGCTTGTGCGTGGCTCTGGAGACCGTGTGGAGCACCTTGAGAATGTGTCCAACGCAGTCGTATCCCTGGTGAAAGACTTGAACATCTGGGCAGTGGTTGCTGCTCAGTTAAATCAGGAGGACAACACCCGTGGTGGTGAGGGTATGCTGCTCGCATTCGATCAGGTGTATTCGCTTCGTCGGCCCAAGTTTTCTGAGGGTGCTTGGCTTGAGATGAAGGAGAGCCGATACACTCCCTACATGAACATTGGGTCCGAGAAGTCACCGGGTCTCATACTGGAGATGAATGGTCCTCATTTTTGTGAAGTTTGACTACTTTTTCGTTTCTGCCGAACCCAATTACATCATAGTGTTCACGGAGAACACGCATTCCAAGCAGTTCGCCTGTCTTTTGGTCTTTCACCTGATGAATGCGAACTGCAGGCCGCCTGTGAATACCTGTCACTTTGTAGCTGGCCTCGACAAATCGAGACAAGTCCTGGTGTATGCGAGATCTGACAAGATTCGTTCTTGGAGTTTTTGTATGTGACTTCCCTGGAAAGAAGCCTACCGGAACGAAGAAACTATCTCCGGGGTTCAGGTCTTTCCATGGGAGTTTAACCCTACGCATTAAGAAATTTACATTCTCAGGTGAGTCGGATTTAACGATCTGAATATTCGTGAACTGTCGTTCTTCAGCCAATACTACCATTCGATTTAACTCCTTTTCTGTGAGCTGAAACCTCTGCGTACGATTTGTGAGACCTGACTAATTCATCAGCCAATGCTCCCAATCGATCTAACTCGTATGTTATTTCAGGTGGTGTGTCGTCTTTCATAAATAGTCGAAACATGGATGCGACTGCACTCCAGGATGGAGTCATGTCTATTGTTTTTTGCTGGTCAGTCATCGCTCATCCCTTCAATGTCAAAACTAACCTCTACATAAGAGTCGTCGTTGTGGTGCTCTTTAGTACAAACGTAATGAAGAAGGTTGACGTAGTGACGGGGTGGTCCGTAGATCC